GCCTCTCTCCGCGATTTCGCGAGCCTTGCGACTTCTATTATCGGGCTCTTCGATTGTTAGTGCCGGCCTGTCACCGCGAATCATAGGACTTTATTCCTTGGTACGTCAAGTATATAATTAGGAATTTTTTCTTATATCCGATTGACGGCATGAGGGCAGCAATAGTATAGTTCTTTCCATGGTGCTGATTTGCGCCAGCGGCCCGCCCTTGAGGCGGGTTTTGTTTTTGCGCGATGGTCGTGAAGGAACGCGGCGCCTCGGAATTCTGCATCGTCGCTGCGCTCCCGGGTCACGGCATGCATCCTATGGTCTGCGCCGCGTCGCTACGCTCCTTCCTCCGCCATAGGATGACGAAAGGTGGCATTGGCGCTCCATTTGCTGACGATGGCTTCGCCGACTGACGAAAGGCCATCCATGACCGTTCGCATCATTCCCGCCACGCTGCGCGACCTCTCCTACATCGCCGCCAATCTGCGTCCCGAAGACCGCGCCGAGATCGATTGCCAGCTTGACCATTGGTCGCCGGCGCTGCTGGCGCTGACCGCGCTGCAGGGCTTTGCCTATGTCGCGGAGCTGGACGGCAATCCGGAGGCCGGCTTCGGCGCCGCCGAGCAGCGCGGCGGGCTTTGGATCGCCTGGAGCTGGGGCACGCGCCGCATGAAGCGCTGCGTGCCGGGGATTACGGAGTTCTTTCACAGCGTGCTCGGGCCGCGGGTCGCGGCATGCGGAGCCTGGCGGGTCGAGGCGCGGGCGCTGGCCGGCAATGACCTTGCGCTGCGCTGGCTCGGCCGGCTCGGCGCCACGCAACGCTGCCTGTTGCCGGGCTATGGCCGCAACGGCGAAGATTTTTTCCTCTATGATTGGACAAGAGAAGGCTGGAACCATGTGTCTGTTTCAAAAACCTCCGGAACTGAAGCCGCTGCCGCCGGCGCCGACGATCGCCGACAAGGATGTGCAGGCGCGTGAAGCCGCGCTGCGGGCCGAGCTCGAGCGGAACAACGGTACCGCCGGCACGGTCAAGACCGACCTGTCGCCGACCGACCTGACCGGCCAGCGCCGTGTGCTGCTGGGGGTCTGATCATGACCGCGATGAAACGCACGTTCCGCAAGCGCGTGCAGGACTGGTGGTTCTGGCGCCGGCATGCGCGGCTCTCGAAGCGGCGAGGCGGGTGAGACTAGCGATCCCCGTGGGGGAGATGCCCGGAAGGGCAGAGGGGGCGTGAAGGAACGCCGACCTTCATTTGCAAATCGAAGCAGGCCGCAAGGCAACACATAATAATGATCTCGGGCTGGAGGGACAGCGCCCCCCTCTGTCCTGCCGGACATCTCCCCCACGAGGGGGGAGATCGGCAGCTCTTGCCTTCGCGCCAAACAAGCGAGTTTCAAACATGAGCGATTCCCGCGCCCGTGATATTCTTTTGCGCCAGTCCGAATTCGAGACCGAGCGCAGCCAGTACGAGGCCGTGTGGGAGGCCGTCTCCGAGTTCTGCGATCCCGATGCACCCGACATCTGGAGCGGGCGGCGCGGCGGGCGCGCGGACTCGCAGGCCGAGCGGCAGGAGCGGCGCGGCAGCCGCGTCTACGCCAACACCATCAATTCGGCCGCCAACCGGCTGGCGGCGGGGCTGGAAAGCCTGATCATTCCGCAGTCGGAAAAATGGCATGGGCTGTCGACCGCCGCCATGAACGACGAGGAGACCGACGAGGAGAAGGAGTGGGCTGAAGCGCTGCGCGATTTCCTGTTCTCGCTGCGCTACTCCGCCAACTCCAATTTCGTGCCGGCCACGCAGGCCTGCCTGCGCAATGTCGTGCGCTACGGCCCGGCCTATCTCTACGCCGAGGAGGGGTTCGGCAACACGCTGATCCGCTATGCCTCGATCCCGGTGGCCGAGGGGTATCTGAGCCGCAACCGCTGGGGCCAGGTCGACACGTTCCACCGCCGCTACGAGCGCACGGCGCGGCAGGCGGCGCAGCTGCTGGGCTACGAAAAGCTGCCGGCGCGCATCAAGGTGCTGGTCGACGATCCCGCCAAGTGCGACGAGAAGATCTCGCTGATCCAGTGCATCCAGCCGCGCGACGAGCGCAAGATGTATCGCCTGGGCGGCTCATACCAGTATCTCGACACGGCCTACGCCTCCTACCACGTCATCGAGGACGAGGAGGTGATCGTGCGCGAAAGCGGTTTCGGCACCTTTCCGGTTTCGTGCTTCAACTGGCGCCGCTACGAGGGCGACCCCTACGGCATCTCGCCTACCATCGAGGCGCTGACCACGGTGCGCGAGGAAAATGCCGTGCGCCGCTCAGGCCTGCGCGCGCTGCAGCAGATCACCGATCCGGCAACCGCCTCGAAGGCCAGGCTCGATTACGTGCCGGTGCTCAATCCCGGCGAGAATTATCCCGGCCTGATCGACGACAGCGGGCGGCCGCTGATCGCGCCGATCACCACCGGGCAGAATCCGACCTATGCCTTCAACTACGCGCAGAGCCGGGCCGAGGAAATCCGCGACATGATGTTCGTCAACCTGTTCCAGACGCTGGTGCAGAACCCGCAGATGACGGCCACCGAGGCGCTGATCCGCCAGGAGGAGAAGGGGGCGCTGCTCGGCCCCTCCGGCTCGATCATCCAGGCGGGCTTCGCCACCAATCTCGACCGCGAGCTTGGGATTCTCGAGGACAAGGGCCTGTATGACGAGGACAGCCGTTTCGTGCCGCCGGAAAGCCTCGCCGGCAAGACGGTGCGGCCGACCTTCACCGGCCCGCTAGACGTGCTGAGGCGTTCGGCCGAGGCGCGCGACACCATCCAGGTGGTGACGACGGCCATGCAGATGGCGCAGTTCGATCCGGGCATCATGGACAATATCGACGGCGACGAGGCGATCAAGGTGGTGCAGAGCGCCGGTCGCAGCCCGCAGCGAATCTTCCGTCGCAGGCAAGAAGTGGAGGGCATGCGCAGTGCCAGGGCGCAGGCGCAGCAGGCGCAGACCGGCATGGCGGCCATCGCCACCGCCGGCAAGGTGGCCAAGGATGCCGTGCCGGCCGCGGTGCAGGCCCGCGACAGCGGGCTGCTGGATAGTCTGCAGGGGCTGCTGCAAGGCGGCGGCGCGGGCGGACCGGCCGCGCAGGGCGCGCCGGCGACACAAAGTGCGCCTGCCGGCGCCAACGTGGCGGGCGGCGCATGAGCGGCAAGCGCTTCGCCCATTCGGCGCAGGCCGGCGGCGCGGCCAAGGCGCGGGATGCGCTGACCAAGGCGTATCTCAGGGTCTTTTCAGGCGAGGATGGCGAGATGGTTCTGGCCGACCTCGCGGCGGTGACCGGCTACTACCGGCGCCCATCCTACGGCGAATGGATGGCCAGGACGAAAACGCCCGGCGGTTTCGAACTGCACAGCGCGCTCAGCAACGCCCGCGCCGAAGTGGTGCAGCACATCATGGGGTTTTTGACGCTGGACGAAGCACAGCTTGTGGCGCTGGAGAAAGCGGCTCGGCTGGAGGGGTAGGTGAGGCGCTGAAGCCGCCGAATTTCGCCTGGCGGGCAGACCGGATGTCGTAAGTGCCGCCCCCTTCGTCATCCTCGGGCTTGACCCGGGGATCCATGCAGTGGCCATCGCCGAAGATTGCCGCGCATCAGAATCGCAATGCTCGTCTCGCCATAGGCTGACGAAAGCCCGGTCAAAGCCGAGCACGTCCCCAAAATCCTCAAACTGAAAATTCCGCGAACGCGGCAGCCCCGTGTGCGCGATCCGGCCCTGCCGTGATCGCCGGCGGCTCGCGCCCATTGTTCAAAGCCATTCAAGCAGGAGCAGCCAATGGTCCATGTCATCCCCATGTCCGTTGGTCAGCGCCGGCGCGATGCCGGCGACGCGGCGAACCCTCGCGACGCCTCAGCGGCGACCCAGGCCGCGCCTCCGCTGGATCCCGAGTGGCAAGCGGTCGCCGATCACTACGTTCGGCGCGTGGCGCAGCAGCAGGACTTCGATACCGAGATTGCCGCGCGGCGGCTGAACGGCGAGATCGCCAAGGCCGAGACCGACGCGGTGGCCAATGCGCCGGCCGACGGCGCCGGCCTGCATGACGGCATGTACGGCCAGGTCGATCCGCGAAACGGCCAGGTGGTAAAGACCGGCCAGTTCGACACGCTGTTCGACACCTTTCTCAATCAGGCGCCCGCCGAACTGCGCCCCGGTCTTGCAAGCCGCAAGGAAGCGCTGCGCGCCGCGGGCGCGGTGCGAATGGCGCAGATGCAGCTTCAGCGCCGCAAGGATTACGAGCAGGGCGAGGTCGACACGGCGCTCAAGACCGGCGCCATCGGCATCGGCAACGCCGACCCCGACGATCATACCACCTTCGAGGCCGCCCGCCAGGAGGGGCTCGACCTGATCAACAAGATGGGGGTCGATTCCGCGATCAGGCAGCAACTGGCGCAGGACTGGTTCAGCACTGCTGCCAAGTCGCGGTTCGAAGCGCTGATCGCCAAGGATCCGAAGCGCGCGCTGGCGATATTTGGTGCCGGAGCGCCGGCCGCTGGTAGCGAGACCGCCGGCGACACGGCGCAAACCCCAGGCAGCCTACTGTCGGGCAGCTCGAACATCACATTCGGAAAAGATGACCGCGTAGGCACGCAGACTCCGGACGAACGTATAGCAAAGGCGTTCAGGGACGACCTTCCACGACAGGAACAGGAGGCGCTGGCTCGAAAAGCGACAGTAGCCAAGCTCGCTCTAGAGACTCAAATTCGCGCTGCCATCGATCACGCCGAGGCGGAAGCGCCGGACGCAACCTCACGCGCCGGCAGCTACTCTGGCAGCATACCAGGTGAGGACGCCTACAAGATCATTTTTGGCCACGACGAAGGCATAAGGCGCCGCCAGGCCCTCGACTGGCAGATCAATGTCCGGAAGAAGATTTTCGCCATGGGGGCCATGCCGAACCAGGCGATCCATGCCGCGCTTCGCGATGCCAATTCAGGGCCGAAGAGTTCGCCGGAGGATCAGTCGCGCAGTGAGGCAACCGCTGTTGCGGCAAAGCTGGTCCTGAAGAGGAGACGGGTGGATCCCGGTGGCTACGTCAGCGAATTGTCTCCAGAGATCTCCACAGGCTGGAAGGCTGTACTTGGCAACGGACCTTCTGATCCAGCAGCTTTCGACCAAGACACATACCACAAAACAATAAGACTGTCTGTCGCTCAGCAAAAAGCATTGGGCATCGACGATGAAAATCTTCAGCCCGTGCCGTTCTCCATCCTCCTCAAGCTGGCCGAAGACCGCGACAGCGGAGACATGCACTTGATGGACAACTACGCGAAGGCAAGCGAGCTGTTCGCGCGCACGAAAGGTGCTGTCGCGCGGGCAGCTCTGGTTCGCGAATTGGATGATGCCGGTCTGAGCGGGATTCTGCCTGGCGGCAAGCCGCACCTTTCTGTGGGGGAGGTGTTTCAGGCGGACGCCAAAGCCCTTGGCAAGGTCGCTACGAATGCCGGGATCGCCCTGGCTAACGTAAATGATTGGGTTGCCTACGGCATGTCCGGAGGGACGATCAGCCCTCCAGATTACAAGGATGCCTACTACGAGCCGGAGAACAATGTCGAGAAGGTGATGATGCGTCAGGGAAGTGACGCATTGGGCTGGGCGATACCGGGGCCTGGGGTTGGTCGAGCTGCTGAGAGCGCAATACCGCGCGCAATAGAAGCGGTCGGTTCCGGAGCTGCGCGAACTGAACGATCCATTGGCAATCCCAAAGCCGCGAACATATCAACGCCTAAGGTCACTCCCGGACAGGTTGAGAAGCCAGGTTTTGGCGAAGGCGCAACGGGAGCCATACCTGCAAAGCCCCAGCCGGAGAACCTCTTCAATCAGCCAACGACGTCGGTTGATAACCCTGGGGAACTTCCGATTGTCGACTCCGCCCTCACGGGCGTCACGACGCTCAGTTCGTCGCCTGGCGGACGTCAGACAACCCGGCCGATTCGGAAGTCTAAGCTAGACCGCGACATGCTCGTCGCAGTGGCGAGCGAAATATTTGCTAGAGACCCCTCACGAGTGGAGCATCCCGGTGCGAAATTTGGCAAGGCGACTACAAATAATTACCGAAGAGCGTATGCTGAGGCAAACCCCGACGTGAACATCAAGGATTTAATAATTCATCATTCAGCTGAGCAGCAACTACTCAAGAGGCTTCTAGGTTTTCTGTCGAGGCAAAAAATCAATTCGGTGGAAAATTTACGCGGGATACCTAAGGATATTGATAAAATTCTGCATCTTATGATAATTAGAAGCGAGAACGACAAGTTCTATGATATGTACCCACGCCCAACAGAACAGCAAATCCTCGATCATTCCACAATGATGGATAAAAAATATGGCCACCATTTCGTGCCGCCTGTCGGAAAATATAGGTGAAAAAATGGATTACTATTATGTCGAGCCGTTTGTAGCTGGCGACTTCGGGAAAAATACAGTTCTCGATAATCGTGTCCATCCACCCATTGTGCACAAACTTCATTATGAGATCGACGTTTGGATCGGAGATGTCCTGATAAGAAGCTTTCCTTGTTATCTTGTCACCGAAGAAGCTGAGCGGGAATTGTCCAAGATAGATGTTTCGGGGGTGACGTTTGCCGATGTCGAGGTGACTGCCTCGGAGCTGTTCCATCGGCTGCAGCCAGAGACGAAACTCCCACCTTTCGTCTGGATGAAGATCCATGGGCAGCCGGGACATGATGATTTCGGCATGGCTCCGAACCGCCTACTTGTTGTTTCAGAACGTGCCCTGGACGTGTTTGAGCGTCTCGGCAATGAGTCAGCCGGGATTCGTTTATTCGACGAGCCTTAGAGGCCGAGGGTCGGCTCGCGGTTGAATCGCTCACCCAAGTGTTGCCAAGGGATTAGCCACCTCCGTGGCGGAACGAGCAAATTTACCAAGCCGTTAGAGGCGTTGCGGCCGGGGGTTCGAAGGCTGCATCCAGTATCGCCGCTGAGGGAGCGGTACTCCAAAAGGCCCTCTAGCGCGGATTCTCGTGCGATACTTGCAGCGGAAGACCCCTCGAAGGCAAAGTATGCGGTAGGCATCGTTTGGCAATTCAAGAAATTATCGCAGGACGTTTCGCGACGCGAACCCGAAACTAGAGGGTGAAGTGCTGGTCCAGCACGCGGCTGAGCAGCAAATTCTGAACAGATATTTCGGGCTCGTTACCGAAGAGGAAATGTACTCATTTCATCGCTTCCTCGGCGGGGGCGAGCGCGAATCGCGATAATGGCAAAGCCACCGCGCACCACAGCGCGAGCCAGACTTTCAAGGCTGGCGCTGCCCGTCACTCGGCCCCTGCCGGGACCTTCTCCCCGTAAACGGGGAGAAGTTGCTTCGATCAGTACTGACCTCTGTAGTAACGGTCGTCGCAGGGCGCGGTGTAGATCTGGCCGTAGCGGTCCTGGTAGCGGCACATCTGCTGGCCGCGCGGCTGCGGCGTTGTCGAGCTGCCGACAACGGCGCCAAGAAGGGCGCCAGCGCCGGCGCCGATCAGCGTGCTCTGGGTGTTGCCGCCGATGGCCTGGCCGACGAGAGCGCCGCCAGCGCCGCCAACTAGCGCGCCGGTGGTTGCACGCTGCTGGGATTCGGTCTGCGTCTCACAGCCTGCCAGCGCGACGGTCACAACAGTCATCAGCACGGCCGCGATGGTCTTTTTCATAATCATCTTCGAGATCCTCTCTTGAAGCCCTGGGGTCCAGTGCGGGCGCATTGCGGCGGAACCTAGGCGCGACGCCATACGATATAGGACATGGTTTCCGTTGCAATATCAGACATGGTTTCCGCCATCTTGACGGTTTGACCGCCACGGCGGTGCCGGAACACAATTCAACGGCGCCGGAAAAGATCATCTGAAACAGGATGATGGCGCCCGTCGCTGACGAAACGATTCAACGTTCGCCTGAGCAGTTCTGCCCGCGGCGGGTTCAGCCGAGAGACAAATCCCCCCAAGAATGGAGACAACCATGGCCCGAGGTCTTCCCCGGACGCTTTCCCGTGCCGCCGCCAGAGACGCCGGCCTTGTCCCGCCCAAGCCTGGACTTTCCGTCCAGACAACCGGGCATGCCGGCGCCTACCGCACCGTGTTTTCCTTCAATGCCATGCAGGTTCCGATCACCGATGTACAGGCCTATGCCAGCCAGAAGATCTTTGATTTCGCCGAGGGCAAGATCCGCATCAAGGGCGGCACCGCCCGCATGCGGTTCGCGGTGCAGACGGCGCGGGCAACGACCATCAATGACAATGCGGCGCTGACCTGGTCGCTGGGTTCCGCCGCCGCCACCAGCGCCACGCTGGCCGGGTCAATGGTCAATGTACTGGCTTCGACCGCCCGTACGCTGGACGGCGCGGGCACAAACCTGTCGACCGCTTCGACCGCCGATGTCGTCGCGGCAGCCTTTACCCTGGACGGCTCGGTGACGCCGGCCGACCTTTTCCTCAACCTCGCCTTTGCAACGGGCACCGATATCGACGGCGACGGCACGCTGGCGGTGACCGGCACGATCACGCTGCTTTGGGAGCACTGGGGCGATAATGTTTGAGCTGATTTAAGCCAGTGGCTTTCCGTTTTCCCAGAACGCGTCGACTTTCGTCCACCAGATGGTCGATTGGGGTTCCAGCCACGGCTTGAAGTCGTCGGGGTTTGTCTTGTGATGCAGGCTCTTGTTCTGCAGGTCCTCAAGTAATCCGACAATCGCCGCTTCCCGTACATAGCCATTGCCGTCAACGATCCAGCGCTCGACGATCCCGAAAACCTCGCCGAAGCGACTTGTATTGCCAACCTCGAGGTTGCGGATGAGGTGGCGGGCGAGTTCAGACAAAGCGAGGTACAGAGGTGCCTCCTCGTCATTGCGCCATTCGTCCTGAAATTTTTCCCACTCGCCGCGAAAAGACGGATCGGCCTGCATGAGCCGCTCGAACATATTCGAGCGGTCGAACGTGAAATCCGTGGCTTCGTTCTTTTCGGTCACGTCGCCTTTTCGCCCGAAGCCATCGGGCTGGCAAGCTCTCTACAGACTTGACCTGAAAGTCAGGTCATTCCCTGAAACCCTGAAAAGGAATCCATCACATGACAGATCTGGCAGACGCCGGGTCCGTGGCTGCGCGGCAGCCGGCGGGCAACCTTGCACGGCCACCGGCCAACGGGGACAATGGGTCCGCCCCGCCGGCCGGCCATAGTTGGTTTGACGGTCTTTCCGAAGGCAACCGTAAAATCGCTGAAGCCAAGGGCTGGAACAAGCCTGAAAGCCTCGATCGGGTTTTCACATCCTATGCGGAGTTGGAGCGGCAGCAGGGCGAAAGCCTGCGCGTCCCAGCACCGGACGCGCCGAAGGAAGACTGGGACAGGTTCCATGCCCGGCTGCCTGAGACCATGCGTCCGGTCACATCGTCGGAAAAGGTCGAGTACAGGCGGCCCGACGGGCTGCCCGAGAACTTCGCCTATTCGGACGAGCTCGCCAACGCCTCCAAGGCCTGGGCGGTCGAAGCCGGCGCCTCGCCGAAGATCGCTCAAGCCTATCATGACAAGTTCGTCGGCTACATGGCCGAGCAGGCCAAAGCGCAGCAGATCGCGCTTGCCCGCTCGGTCGAGACCACCCACGACGACCTGGTCAAGGACTGGGGACCGACCAACAGCGATGGCTTTCGCCAGCGGCTGGAGGTCGCGAACCGGGCGATGAAGAAACTCGGCCTGGTCAATGCCTACAAGGCGAAGGGCATCCTTCTGCCAGACGGGGCCTTGACCGATCCGCAGATCGCCAAGGCGTTCCATGCCATTGGCGAGGCGATGTTCCGCGAAGACACGATCGACGGCGGTGCGCGTTCAGGCGGAGGCAATCCGTTCAAGCGCAACGCCGCAGGCGAACGCAACCTGACCGACATTTCAGCCCTTGTCAGAAACGACCCCGCCCGCGCCCGGCGGCTGGCACGCGAGGCCGGCGAAAACCCGGCCCTGTGGATGCCCGACAACCCTCTCTAGTCCGTTTGGAAACTCTACTCCGGCGGCCATCTGGCGGCGTTTTCTGCGCTTCCGGTGCTCACGGACCTCAATGTCCGCTGCGCTCCGGTTCTCGAAACCACCACCAGCTGGCTCGCCAGAGCGAGTTTCGAAACGGCCTCTGAGCGGCCACCGCCTATCCAAACCTGAAGGAAGACCATAATGGCAGACGCCTATACCCGCATCGCGGACGCGATCGTTCCGTCCGTGTATGCGCAATACTCGTTCGAGGAACATGTGCAGTCCCTCGAAATCTACCAGGCCGGAATCCTGTTTTCCGACCCGTCCATCTCGTCGAAACTGTCGATGGGCGGACGCTCCGTCGACATGCCCGGCTGGAAGGACCTTGGCAACGACCCGTCCGAGCCGGTCAACGACAACCCGGCCGACTCCATCGAAATGAAGAAGGTCGGCGCGCGCCGCGAAGTGGCGGCCCGCAATGTCCGCGCTCAGGCCTGGGGCATTCCCGACCTGACCTCGATCCTGGCCGGCGACGATCCGCAGAAGCTGATCGTGCGCCGCCAGACCGACTACTGGCAGCGCGCCAACAAGCTGACGCTGCTGGGCATCCTCAAGGGCGTGCTGGCCGACAATGTCGCCAATGACGGCGGCGACCTGGTGCGCACCACCGGGGCCTCCATCGTCGACACGGACATCATCGAGGCTGCCTACCTGATGGGCGACCGCGCCGACAAGTTCAAGACGATCTGGATGCACTCCAAGCAGATGAAGGCGCTGAAGCTCGCCGACCTCATCGACTATGTGCCGTCTTCACAGCAGGGCGGGCCGCTGATCCCCTATTACATGGGGCTGCGGGCCGTGGTCGACGACGACATCCCGGTGGCAGCGGGCGTCTACACTGCCTTCATGTTCAAGGACAAGGCAATCCTGTGGAACGAGCTTCCGGTCAACACGGAAGGCGGCCCGCTGGAGTTCGACCGCAAGCCGCGCCAGGGGCACGGCGGTGGCGTCACCGAAATGGTCGGTCGCCGGCACTTCGTGGCCCATGTGCCGGGCACCCGCTTCCTCGCCGCGTCGCTTGCCGGCGAGTTCGCCACCGACGCGGAACTGGCGCTGGCGGCGAACTGGGACCGCACGGCGTCCAGCGTCAAGAACATGTCGTTTATCGCGCTGAAGACGACTGAAGCCTGAGTGGACTGACGAGTAGGGGCGGGGGCGATGAGCGCCCGCCCTTTTCCGAAGCCGAGTTCCTTCGCGCCCTCTCTGCCCTGCCGGGCTTCTCCCCATGAGGGGGAGATCGGATGACACCTCGGCCTTCGCTAACCTTCAACGCTGCAGAGTGAGCGCCTGGGGTCGAACTGCCAATATCCCCCAAGTGGGGGAGATGTCCGGCAGGACAGAGGGGGCGCGAAGATCGCGACCTCAATATCCAGCCGCCTCGCAGCGGCTTTTGCCGTGGAGTCACCCCATGCCTTTTGCCCGATCAATCCCGCTGACGGAGGCCTGACCCATGGCCATTACCCCGCTCGACATCGCCAACATGGCGCTGGCCGTGCTCGACGAGGCGCCGATCGACAGTCTCGACCAGGACGTCAAGGCCGCTCGCCTGCTCAACCTGCATTTCGACCTGACGCGGGAAGGAGAACTGACCCGCCATGCCTGGGTGTTCGCCATCCTTTCGGCGCATGTCACCGGCGCCGATACCGGCAGCGGCGACGGCACGCTGAATTTTGCCTACGAACTTCCCGCCGACTGCCTGCGGCCGCTACCGCCGACGCATAATGGCGAGCCGGACGGCATCCCGATCTCATGGCGTCAAGAAGCCGGGCTGATCTACTCCGACCAGCCGGGGCCTCTGACCATCCGCTATGTCGCCAACCTCACCGATCCCAACGATTGGGACGCGTTGTTCACCGAAGTGCTGGTGGCGGCAATCGCCATCAAGATCGCCCATCCGCTGACCCATAAGTCCGGCATGATCGACATCGCCCGCTCGGCCTATGACCGGGCTGTTGATACGGCCTTCACCGCCAACGCCATCCAGCGCGGTGGCAGGTCCTATACAGCCTCCTGGACAATACAGCGCGGCGACAACAGGACGTATCGCTGATGACCGCGCTTTATCCCATCCAGGACACTTTCGTTCGCGGCGAGATCTCGCCGCGCCTGCATGCCCGCGCCTCGCTCGACCTCTATCGGGCAGCACTCTCCAAGTGCGAGAACTTCGTCACGCTGCCGCATGGCGGCATCCGCAAGCGCGGCGGCACCTATTTCGTCGGCGAGGTGAAAAGCTCGGCCAGGAAGACGCGCGGCATTCCCTTCATCTTCTCCTCAGAACAGGCCTATTGCCTGGAGTTCGGCGACCAGTACATCCGCGTCTATGCCTATGGCGCCCGCGTCGGCGCGGTGGAGGTATCCTCGCCCTATCTGGAGGCGGACCTGTTCGACCTTGCCTATGTGCAGTCGGCCGACCAGATGTGGATCACCCACCGCAACTACCCGCCGAAGGTGCTGACGCGCACCGCGCATGCGGCGTGGACGCTGGATGATTTCGAATTTCTCGATGGGCCCTACGACCCGATCAACGCCACAGCCACGACGTTGACGCCTTCCGACACCGGTCACCTCACGCCGAAGATGACAGGCAACACCGCGCCATCCGGCACGGCATCGACGGGCAGCGGCGCAAGCGGCGCCTATGCCATGTTCGACCGGAACAAGGTTGATCGCGTCGACCTGGCCGCGGACAGAAGTAGCGGCTATCTGAGGTTTCGTAATGCTGGCGGAGTGCGGCGTGTCGTCGATGCCTACTGGCTGACGTCGGCCTATGACGTATCAAGCAATGCCGACTACTTCACATCGTGGGAGCTTCAAGGATCCAATGACGGCACCAATTGGGTGACGTTGGATACGAGAACCGGCGAGTCCGGCTGGGGCAACAGCGAAACGCGGTTCTACGAATTCACCAACATGGCCGCCTATGAGTACCACCAGATCGCCTTTTCCGGCGGCGGCGGCCCGGACGCCATTGGCAGCGTGGCGGCGGAACTCGCCATCCACATTGCCGCGTCCGACCAGACACCGTTCGACCTCACGGCATCGTCTATCGTCGGTATCAACGGCGATACAGGCTTCCAGACGACGGACGTAGGCCGTGCCATCCGGCTGCTTGGCGCTGATGGCGTCTGGCGCTGGGCGAAGATCACCAGCCGGACGAGTGCCACGCTTGTAAAGATCATACTCTACGGCCACGCCCTGCCGAACCTGAACCCGATCACGCGCTGGCGTCTTGGGACATTCGTTCCCGGCAAATTCGTCGAATCCGGTACTCTTTACGAGGAGCGCCTGGCCTTCAGCCGCAGGTTCTCCGTCTATGCGTCGTCGACGGGTGATTTCGACAATTTCGCGCTTGGCGAAAAAGACGACGACGCGCTGGAGTTCGTCCAGGCCGGCGGCGGCCAGGCCAACGACATCGTCTGGATCGCGGACTCCGACGGGGCGTTGTTGATCGGCACCAGCGGCGGCGTGCGCGCGCTGTCGGGCTCCGGAATCGACGAGGCGCTGACGCCGTCCTCGTTCAAGAACCGGCGCTCGCGCACGTTCGGCTGCGCCCGCATCCGCCCAGTCGATGCCGGACAGTCGTTCCTCTATGTCACGCGCAGCCGCAAATCGATCGCCGAGCTGACGCAGACATCCGCCAACAAATTTTCGTCCGACGATATCGGACAGATCTCCGAGCATATCCCGAAAAAAGGCGTCATCGAGCTGGCGTTCCAGACCGACCCCGATCCGGTGCTGTGGTTTCCGCTGCAGAATGGCGAGCTGGGCGGCTATACCCACCAGCCTTCGCAGGATGTGCGCGGCCTGCATCGCCACCGGATCGCCGGCGGTTTTGCCGGTTCGGATTGGGCGGTTGTCGAAAGTGCCGTTGTGACGCCCGGCCAGAGCGGCGTCGACGACATCTGGCTGTTCGTCAAGCGCACGATCGGCGGCGTCACCCGGCGCTACATCGAGATCATGACGACGCCGTTCGAATATGGCGCGCTGGAGGACGCTTTTCAGGTCGATTGCGGCCTGACCTATTTTGGCGCGGCGGTCAATGTCGTCGGCGGGATCGATCATCTCAACGGACAGAGCGTCGACGTGCTGGCCGACGGCAAGATCTACAAGGGTCTTGCTGTCGCCTCCGGCCAGGTGACGCTTCCGGGCGGCGTCCTTGCCGCCAAATGGCAGGTCGGGCTGCCCGCCCGCTCGGAAGCGAATACGCTGGAACTCGATGTCGGTGGTCGCGACGGCTCCGTCATCGGCCGCCGCAAGAAGGTGGGCAAGGTCATCCTGTCATTGCTGGAGACCGACACGACCGGGCTCGAGGTGCAGTCGCTGGTTCGCGGCCGCTGGGAGCCGGTCAGAATACCCAGCATCGTCGCGCCGGACGGCAAGGCCAGCCTGTTCACCGGCAATGTCGACGTTCCCATCGACGACAGCTGGGAAGGGCAGGGCCGGGTGAAAATCCGTCACGCCAACCCGACGCCCTGTACGATCCGGGCGCTGACGCCCGTGTTCGACGCCGAGCCGTAGGGCGCGGCGCCGGAATTGCCAATCTACCCCCATGTGGGGGAGATGTCCGGCAGGCCAGAGGGGGGCGCTGTCCCGCTGGCCTTTCAACCAAATGCCCCCACATTCCCCGGCCAAGTCTCTGCTGATTATGAATTGAACCAAGGCCAGCGATCCTTCGCGCCCCCCTCTGCCCTGCCGGTACCGGCCTTTCGCTTCGGGCGTTCATTGTTCGGAAAGCAAGCAATTGGCTTTCCGTCCGCTACGCGGACCACGCCTCACCCCACGAGGGGGAGATTGGCAGTTGCGCGGGCCGCTCCTCACTCTCCAAAATAAGGACATCCCCCATGACATCCCCCCATGCCGAGCAACTCGGCAGGGCCCGGACGGCTGCCGATTTGGCCGCTGTCATCGCCTTGCTGGACACCGACCTCAACGACGCGATCACCCGCAAGGGCGAACTGACCGAAGCCGAGGACCGGGCTGTCTTCGGCGATGGCGATCTGGCCGCCGCGCGGGCGGCACTAGACGACTGCAACGACGCGATCTCCGTTCTGGAAAAGACCATCGACGCGGCGGGAAAGCGCCGCTCTGACGCCGCCGCCAGCGAAGCCCGGGCGGATGTCGCGGCACTTGGCGAGGAGATCGCCGGCAAGGCGGCAGCGCTTGGCGCGCGCTGGCGTGTCGTCCACCGGCTGATCGAACAATTGCGCCAGGAGCTGTTCGAGGCCGATGCGCTGAGCCGGGCGATCACCACCGCCAACGGCCTGTTCGACGCCGCCGGCATGGCCGAGATGAAGGTGAACCTGACCGCCGCCCGCCGCGCCGCCATGGCCGGGCCGCGCGCGACCGCACCCGCCCGCCTCAGCCGCCCGGCGGTCCAGGCCGACAGGCTGCTCCTGTCCTTCCTCAGCCCCGGAGGAACGCTCGATCCGCGCCCAGCGCTGGGCGCGCCGGTCGACGGCGTCAAAAGCAAGTTCATTCCGGTTGCCGGCGAGCGAGGCTGACCATGTGCACACTCGCTCTTCTCGGACTGGCAGGCACGGCCCTGTCTGCAGGCGGCGCGCTGCTTCAAGGCCAGCAGCAGAAGCAGATGGCCGACTACCAGGCCAAGGCTTACGAGCAGCAGGCGCAGGCTGAGGCGCAATCCGCCGCCTACGAACAGGGCCAGGAGCGCCGCAAGCAGGACCTGCTGCAGGCGCAGGCGCGCGCCCAGGCCGGCGCATCGGGCGTCGGCATCGCCGGCTCGCCGACCGAGGTGCTGGCGGCCAATGCCAGGCAAGGCCAGATGGACCTCGACGCGATGCTGTACGGCTCGCGCCTGCGCCAGAACAACCTCTACACCCAAGCCGACATCTCGCGCTTTTCCGGCAAGCAGGCGGCGACCGCCAGCATCTTCAACGCGGGCAGTGCCCTCGTTGGCGGCCTCTCCAAACTCCAAGACCAGTCCAAGGCCGTGACCTTCGGCGGTTCGGCACTCTCGCCCCGGGCGAGCGCGGCCATCGTCGGCGGCTATTCGGGGCTCTACTAAATGGTCCACGTCATTCCCCTCTCCGTTGGCCAGCGCCGGCTCGATGCCGGCAACGTGGTGCAATATCCGCAGGGATCGCCAATCGGCGGCGCCATGCAGGGTTTTGGCGACCAGCTTTCCGCCGTCGCCGAGCGCTACCAGCAGATGAAAGACCAGCAGGAGGCGTTCGACGCCGAGCTGGCGCGCCGCCGGTTCAACGGCCGGGTCGCGCAGGCGGAAGACGAGGTGCCGGCCAACGCCGCGCCCGATGGCGCCGGCCTGCATGAGACCATGTACGGCCTGGTCGACCCGCGCAGCGGCCTGGTGGTCAAGTCCGGCCTGTTCGACACGCTGTTCGATGACGCGCTAGCGCACATGCCCGCGAGCCAGCGCGCCGCTTTCGCAACGCAGAGGGAGCCGACGCGCGCGGTCGGCGCGCGGCGCATGGCGATACGGCAGCGCGATCGACGCCACGACTATGAAATGGCGCAGGTCGACACGGTGCTGCAGACCAACGCCACCGCCATCGCGCAGGGCGACCCTGACGACAGCGCGGCATTCGAGGCAAAGGTGCAGGATGGCCTCGACCTGATCGCCAAGATCGGCGCTGACTCGCAGACCAAGCTGCAGGCCATGACGGACTTGTTCGGCGCCACGGCAAAGGCGAGAGTCCAGGCACTCATCGCCAAGGACCCGAAGCGCGCCGCCGAATTGCTGGGTGCTGCGCAGGCTGGCATGGCATCCGGCCAGGCAGGTGGTGCAGCCGCGGCCGTTGGCGGCGCAAATGTGTTCGCAAAAGGCGCGACAGACACCGCCAGCGACGCAAGTGCTAACAACACGAGCCAGCAGGCAAATGCTGCCGCCAACGTTGTTTCCACGCAGGCGTGGGGACTTGCCACCCCGACGAATAACTTGAGTCGGGAGCAAAGCTCCAGCACGACGACGGTGAATGGCGATGGTGTCGGCAACAAGACGCCGGACGAAATGGTGGCGCAGGCGTTTGGCGAACCGCCATCGTCGGGCGTCGGAACAGCCATACCCCTGGATGCCATAACCTATCTGAAGCCAAGCGATTTTGCAGCGCTGAAGGATCAGGCCAACAACGCCACCGCAGCCCAGATGATCGGGGCAAATGCGAGGGTCATGCTTGCCGAGCAGAACGCGCCGGCTGTCATCGCCGCCACGGGCAAATACCCCGAGGAAGAGCCGACCGCGCAGGATTTCGTCAACGTTTACGGGACTGAAGAGGGCTCGAAACGCTTCGATCGGTTCCGGATAACGACCGACGTCGCCAAGACGTACTCCGACATGTATCCCGCGTCGAACCAGGCGATACATGCCGAGCTTCAGGATTTCGAACCTGGACCCGAAGGGTCGCCCAAGGAGCATGAGCGCTACGAGATTAAGGCTGGTGCTGCCCAATTGATCATGGCGGCCCGCGACGCCGATCCTGTTGCCTACGTCAATCACCTGTTTCAGGGCAAAGCTCCGGACTGGAGCAAGGTTTCGACGCCTCAGGACTTTCAGGCCGCCGTCAACTGGGTCAGGTCCGCCCAAAAGCAGTTGGGCTTCAGCAAGGTATTGTCCGTCCCGCAGCAAGTCGCGGACAGCCTTGGCGCAAGCTTCGTCGATGAGAGCGTGCCACTACCGCAGCGCATCATCGATCTGAGTGAGAAGCTCAAGGTGTTGCGCGACCCTGAGACGCGCTTCAGCTTCGCCGGACAAGTGTTTCAGTCCGCCCTGTCCCGCCTGAGGCAGAATGCGGCGGACAATCCGAAGGTCACGCCAGCGGAGCTCGAGGCTCAGGAAAAAGCCCTTCAGGCCAATTTGATCGAGATGGCGGAGCATCCCGCCAAGGCGCGGTTCAATGCCGGCCCATGGTGGCAAAAGCCGCTCGCGGCCACGAACGATACCGTTCGGCTCATGGCCAACGGCGCGACATTCGGTCAAGCCGACAAGCTCGCCGCCGGAATGAACTCGGTCTTCTCCGACAAGAGCTACGACGAGCTACTGGCAGCCGAGCAGGCCGAAACGGAAGACGCCGAGGACCGTGCGGGCTCGGCTGGCATAGGGGCGAGCCTGCTGGGCGGTTTGATAACCGGCCATGGCTTGCAGAGCGCCGGCCTCACTTTCACGGGAAGGCTTGGGGCCGAAGGCCTCAAGGGTGTGTCGGGCTTTCTTGCACGAAGCGCCACCGCCGCTGCCGATGGTGCAGTGTTTGGTGGTGTCGATGCTGCTCTAAATGGCCGGGACATCGTGCGGGAGATGGGCACCGGGGCGCTGTTCGGCGCAGGCGGAAATGCTCTGGCCGAGGGGCTCGGCGCGATTGGCAGGAGAGTGGTAGCAAGGCTAGCCAAGCCAGTGGACGAGGTTGTTTCTGAAGCATCTGACCTTCACCAAGGCGTAGAGGATTCATCCAAGCTTCAGTCCGAACAGGTCGACGACGGCGGAGGCCCCGGAGCGAGCCGGGGGCCGACCGGCCAGTTCTATAGTGTGGTGTTTGAAACCAAGCTCAGCCCTGAATTGTATCCGGGCGTTTCGCGCCCGCGCCATTTCCAGGCAGCCAACGAAGCCCTGTTGGTGTTAATGCAGCAGGAGCCAGATTTTGCAAAAATTTTGTTAGAAGCGGGAGTTATTCTTCAGCGGACGAAGAGAGGCCTCGCTTCTCGTCGAGCGCCTCGGGGCTACACTTGGCATCACGCTGATGAGCCAGGCGTTATGCGACTTGTCCCTAGATCACAGCATGATCCTGGGTCTATTTTCCAGAACGCGCTGCATCCGAATCGCCGAGGAGGATTTTCTCTGTGGGGCAAATAATGAAGCTGTTGGATATTGTGGGAAGGCTCTCGGATTTTGACGAGGAGGATACGATTTATCTGTCGGAGCCTTGGACCGAAAATTCGGATGCGATGGTTGCGACCGAGCCGGAAGAGGGACTGGTGCCACCTAAGGCAGCCAAGGCGGGACTGACTTATTTTATCGAGATATTTATTGCGATTGAGTTTACGGACGCCTGGATTGCATCGCTGAAAGAAAAGCCAAGCCTTTCCGCCGTCTGTGAGAGGTTAATTTACTACGCCACTTATGATGCGTGAGGGAGAAAATGACGACCGAATCACGTTATGAAAAAAAGCCGTTGCTCAGGCTTCTTGAGCTTTATGTACTGAAGGCGATTGGAGAGCTCTCTCGGGAGTCGGAAGATTCCCTGAACGCAATGGGTCCCAAACTGCAGGCCATCTATGGCGGCGATGGACGATGGGACGACGCTGTGGCGAAGGCTCTCCACATGCCGGACACGATGCCGGGGGCAATCCGCGATATGTGGGCGAGGAACCTGAAAATTGCCCGCGACAACAATGTAACGCTTGCGCCGCAGCAATTTGCCGAGATGTTCGTGGACAACAATTTCGCGGGTTAAGTGTTCCTCCCTGGTTTCAGTGATGAATAGCAATGATAGGTCCACAAATTTCCGATGCGGGAGCGCCGGACTGGTCCTCCATCGCGCCTTACATTGGCGCCCAGTGATCTGGTTCGTGATGGATATCGTTCGCGGACGGCGTCAGCAGAGCCAGCCGGCCGGCTGATCCGGCTGCAAATATTCTCGACACGGCCAGAATTCAGGAATCTGCCCGAAACGGGAGCCGGACCTGACATCCTCGAACTTGATGAGGGCGAAACCTCCTTTGGTGGTGCCGCGGCGGTGATCCGATAAGGCGGAAGCGGCCCACGCAGGGCCATTCGCCTCCGCTCGCGCCAGTATATTGAATCCGAAATCTTCAGCCTCGCTTTCGCGGGGCTTTTTTCATGGAGAAAGCCCTTATGGCCCGACCTGCAACCGCCGCCGTTCGCCTGTTGGCGGGGGAACGCGAGCCCGTGCGACTGGCGACCACGGCAAACATTGCCCTCCATGGGCTTCAGACCATCGACGGGGTTCCAGTCGATGTCGGTGACCGCGTGCTGGTGAAGGGCCAGGCGGACGCCCGCGAGAACGGCATCTATACCGCGAGCGAAGGCTCGTGGTATCGCGCCGCCGACGCCCGGACCGCGCGCACGCTGCAGAAGGGCACCACGGTGCATGTGCAGCAGGGCGCGGTGTCGGCGGACTTCGTCTATGCCTTCCAGGCGCTCGACCCGGTGATCGGCACCGATGCCATCACGCTCGCCTTCTATCTGTCGGAGGATACGCTGGGCGACGCCGTGGGCGCAGCCAATGCCGCCGCCGCCAGTGCTGCCGCCGCGCTGACCTCGAAGAACGCGGCGGCGACATCGGCCACCAATGCGGGCACCTCGGCGAGCGCGGCCGCCGGCTCGGCCACGGCGGCGTCCGATTCCGCCCTCACGGCCGCGAGCTCCGCCACAAATGCCGGCAATTCGGCCAGCGCGGCCTCCGGCTCGGCCTCCTCGGCGGCGACCTCGGCCAGCAATGCCGGCACCTCCGCCACCGCGGCCGCGGGCTCGGCCAGCGCTGCGTCCGGCTCGGCCACGGCGGCGGCGACGTCGGCAACCAATGCAGGAACCTCGGCCACCAATGCGGCGGCGTCAGCCTCGGCGGCGGCGTCCTCGGTGGCGGCGCTGGGCTACACTTTCTCGACCACCACCACCGACGCCGACCCCGGCAATGGCACGCTGCGGCTGAACAATGCCTCGGCCGCCTTGGCCACGGCCGCCTATGTCGACAATGTCGACGCCGGCGGCGCCACGGTGAGCGGCATGCTCGACACGTTCGACGACAGCACCAACACCATCAAGGGCCAGCTGACCCTGCGCTCCAAGGCCTCCGCTGCCATCTCCTACGTCTACAATGTCACCGGATCGGTGGTGGACGGCACCGGTTACCGCAAGTTGACCCTGGCCTACACAAGCGGCGCCGGCACACTGCCAACGACCGCCAACGGCATCTGGCTGATGTTCGACCGGGCGGGTGACAAGGGGGCGGATGGCGCGGGGGCGGGAGATTTCACGGGGCCGGCAGCTTCAGTGACGGACAATATCGTCACGTTCGCCGGCACTACGGGGAAGGCGGGTAAGGATAGTGGTGTTGCGGTGTCAAGCTTGGCGCCGAGGGCAAGTCCGGCTTTCACCGGCAACCCCACGGCACCAACACAGTCGGCGGGAGACAACAGCACGAAGCTCGCGACGACAGCCTATGTTGACGGGACATTCGCCCCCAAGATCGGCCCAGCATTCACAACACCGTCCCTTGGCGTTGCCACGGCCACGTCGATCAACAAGGTTGCGATAACGCAGCCCGCGACGAGCGCCATCTTGACCATTCCCAACGGAGTGACGTTTACCGGGCCTGCTGTGTCCGGCACAGCTATGACGCTGGGCAACGCGGAAACGGTCTCGGGCGTGAAAACCTTCTCTGCCATACCAATCCTGTCAGGCGGCGGGATCGCATTCCCCGCGACCGATGTTCCAGCATCCGATGCGAACACTTTGGACGACTACGAAGAAGGCACCTACACGCCGGCGCTCATCGGCCTAACCACGGCAGGCGCCGGCACCTATACGGCACAGATCGGCAAGTATACCAAGATAGGTAACTTGGTTTACATCTCCCAGAACGTCAATTGGACGGCGCACACTGGCACCGGCAGTATGGCGTTCATCGGTTGTCCTTTCAATGCGGCAGTAACCAGCCCCACCTTCAATTTACACGTGACGAACCTCACGTTCACGGGCAGCCAATTGCAGGCCATCATGATCTCGCTCGGCTCCCAGATCAATCTTGAGAGTGCATCTACAGGGGCAGCGTCGGCCGGCGTCACTATGGATACATCGGCACAAGTCCGGCTTTCCGGCGGTTTGTTCACAGTCTAACCTCACAAGGATACCTGCTCATGGCCCAACGCCTCGCACCCTTCTACGACCTCACCCTGTGCATCGACGGTTCCATTGGCGTTCGCTACTTATGCCAAGTGGTTGATGACGATGGGAAGCGGATAGGCGCAGCGGTGCCCCACCGCCTTATCGTCCAGCCAGACGAAGACATTGCGACCAAGACTGAGATGCAGCACGCCGCCCTTGCCGTTCAAGTTGATGAAGACGGGACTACCCCCAATGGCTTCACGGTCCCTGACCAGGCGGCGGTGGTCTCGTACCTTGCCGGTTGTCAGTCCCGACACTGGGCCAACCCGTTGGTCACGACGGGCCGTAGCGCGTGGCTCCAGGCAAAGGAGTCGGCCCGCGCGGCGCGAGAGGATGCAGAAAGGGCTATCAAAGGGGCTGCTGACGCTGCTGAAGCTGAACGGCAGGCTCAAGCCGACGCGGGAGAACGAGCGGCAAATGAGGCACTGGAAAGGCGTATCGCCGATAGGGTGGAAAAAGCTCTAGCGAAGACCGGAGGCTAACGGATTACCCGAAGATGGGAACTGGCCAGCTTTCGGAGCTTTTCGTCATTCTCGGCAATCGCTGCCTGTATGCGAGCCAGTTCCCGGGATTCCCATTCTGCCCATGGATACTTTTTGGTTAGATCAACTAGCCACGGTTCAATATCGCTTGAAGCGCCGGTAATGGCGGTTCCGGATCCAGCAGAAAATTTTGCGTCAACATATGCTGCAACCAATGCCTGCACTTTAACAAGCGGTCCCGTGACGGTGGTTCCGTCAATGTAGACAAAAGTCTGGCTGTCGTTGTTCCTCATGGTGGTGGACTTTAACCAACGACCGGGCGTTCTTCAAGTTCTTGTGAAAGGGACGGAGCAGTAGGGCGGCGCTTGCCACGCTGAAGCATGGCCCAGTGGCCCTGCGCTTGTTGCCATCCTTCATCTCGACTTTGACGTTCATCGCTCCCTTGGGCTCACCCTTAATCACTCACTATACGACCAGTGCTACGATCAGAAACATAGTCAGTATATTGTCGGTGACTATTCTGGGATGTTCGGTCTTAAGGCAGAGAATATCCTGGTGGCCTTGTGTTTCGGTGGTCATTTAAATTCATGATGGCATAAGCAAACGCAGCAAATAATGCTAATGTCAGGATCACTATTACCAAAACCCCTGTTGGGCACCGGACGCTCGTCGCGGCGAATTCTTAGTCTTCCGGCCATGTGATCTCGCTGGTTGGTTTCGTCAGGGGCCGGAACGGCTTCTGGGCACCGGAGTTTCATCAAATTTCCCAACGCTCGAAATCATCCGCCGGGAGAGCGCGGCAGGAGCCGTCAATCCTGATGCTGCCGGCTTTGCAACCATGAGCGCAGGCGATGAAAGCAGGGGGCGCTGTTCAGATCCCGCATGGCGGTGATCACGAACAGGATGATGAATAGAACGACCAGCGCCGCCACTGCCCCGTCCACGAATGCCATCTGAACTCCTCCTGCATCGCGTTAGGGCAACGCGCGGACCCGGGACAAAGTTTCAGGGTCAGTCGCGAATGCCGGAAAGACTGCCCAAGCGGGCCTTGTCCTGGCGGCGAGGCGCCTTGGCATCGCCGTGCTGGGGCAACCAGAATCAGGGCGGGGATCGGCGATTGTCCCGAGTTCCATACCAACCGCGCTTCACCACAGGGAAGTGGCCGGGCGCGACGTGCCGGCGTTCGTCTGTGGTGAAGGAACAGCCTGAGCACTACCTCTGGATTTTCGCGATCCGGGACAGTACAGACGGGGCATGTCAGAATTTCCAACCGACAAGGTCTTTGTCCGCATTTGCCACGTCAAGCGCGGCTATGAGGACCGGGAGCGTCACATCACGGCAGGCTTCGCGCCGCACGGCATTCCGGTAAACTGGTTCCTGGACTGGGACATCTCCGACATTTCGGCCGAGGAAAAAGCCCGACGCGTCGATTCCGAGAAGCTGCTGCCTGCCGAAATCTCATGTTCGATGAAGCATATCGGCGTCTGGCAGGAATTCCTGGCGAGCGGCTATCCCTATTGCCTGGTTTTCGAAGACGATGTCATTCTGTCCAGCCGCTTCTGCCGGAAATTCAATGAAGGCCTGGCCGAATTCGCGGATCCGGATCGGAATGCCGTCGTCTATCTCGGCAATGGCGGAAACTACTACACGGCGCTGTGGCAACTGAAAAAAGGCAGGCATCTGTACCCCGCGCCACACTGCCGCAACACGGATTCCTACCTGATCACGCGGCGTGTCGCGGAAGCGCGATGCGCCTGGTTTGCAGCCAACAAGATCACCTTGCCGATCGACCATCAGATCGATCGGATCGATGCCCAGAATGGCGTTGAGGTCCTTTGGTTCGAACGCCCGATCGTCGAACAAGGCACGCAGAATGGAACCTTTTCGACCTCGATCATCGGTCGAAAGTCGCGCGTGCGCTTCTACCAGCGCCTGGAATGGAACTGGAAGAAATATCGGCGCCAGTTGTTTGGCTACACTTCCAGGCCTCAAAGGTAACGGGCGGCCAGTCGCTGCCGGCGCATCATGCCATCGGTCTGAACCGGCGCCACGCTCTTTTCAGCCCGCTTTTCGGAATGTTGCGGTGCATATAGCTCTCGGACCGGTGGGTCAGGCGCTTGGCGCCGTGATTGCGCATGTACGCATCCACGCGCTTCTCGAACAGATCGTCGGCGTAATCCGGATAGCGTGCCGATGCAGGGTTGTCTTCGCCGTAGATGGGGGCGCGGAAAACCGACATCTTGGCCAGATAGCATTGGTCTGAAAAGCCGTGGCTAACGAAGAAGTCGCCCGCCTGATCGAGGCTTTGTTCCTTGGCCCGTCGATACCGGTTGTTCCAGCACAGGTTGGCAACAACCAGGTCGCTCCTGCTTTCCATCAATTCGATGGCAGGCTCGATCCATTGAGAGCGACGCCTCGGGTAAGAATCGCTGGCGAAGTGAAGCAGGTAATCAGCCTTGCTGGCATGGAGCCCGACGAGTTCGCTAATCGAGTAGACGTAGCCACGACCGAAGGACGCCTTGTCGATCTGGAAGAATTCCAAGGCGGCGTCGGCGTGATCTTCCACGAACAGGTACTCGTCGAGGTCGCCTCGAGCGATCGCCGCCCTTGCCCCGGATTCAACCGGGTCGCGCCGTTTCACATTGTTGATGACCAGTCGCCGCTTGGAAAAAGGATAGGCGCAGCGGCCTGTGATGGCCCGCAGATAACCGTTGCCGAGAACAATTTCCCAATCGTTCTCATAGCATTTGGTTTCGAAATCAACTTCCATAGCGCTTCTCTCTGCTCGCCATCGTGGAACTAAAAACGGATATGTGGAAGCCAATTATCTGGCTGAGCGGTGACTCCGAACGCGTTTCCAGGGCGATTTCGTTCTGGCCTGTGGCACAGGCGCCATTGAGTAGGCAATGGCAGGCTGACGCCGGCCCTACGGTTTCTTCTCAAAGACAACAATGCCGACATAGTCGGGGGCTCGGGCAAGAATCGTTGACAGGCACCTCTTCACCGGCATGCCATGCGTAAGGGATGCTTGGAGAAGCACCACTGCACCGACCACCTCCGCGAAAATTGCGTCATTCGGTCGCGTTCCATGAGTAACGCGGCAACAAATCACCATCATCGCATTGGCGCAAGCGCTCACTAGGCTGCGCGAGGCGCTCTCACACCAGTAGGGCCGTCAAGTATGGTTCGTCTTCATGGATCGCTTCTGGATTTTACTTCGTAGGCCTTGCGCAACGGTGATGTCTCGATTAGGGCCTCTGGAATAGTCTATTTGGATAGCATTCATGTTCACCATTGTCTCAAGAACTAAACGCCTAATTCGCGAACTGCGTCAAGAAATTTCCAATGAAATACGTCTAGATGTCACCACCCAAAGCATTGTCGGCTCCATAGCCGCCATGCCGCTCGGTGGAGACGGTAATCAGCGCTTAGCTGATTTGTTTTTTGCTTTATTTTTTAAATTTCGCCCAAATATATTCTGCGACATCGGTGCAAATCGAGGAGAAATCGGTGTCCGCGCAAAAGGTTTGATGCCCGAGTGCGAAGTTCATGGGTTCGAGGCGAACCCCACAATTCACGCCGCCAATGAAGCCAACATTTTGGCCCACCATATCAAGTGGCACAACCTTGCCGTCTCATCGACGTCAGGTGACGTCGATATTTATGTGCCGCATACTCTGGCGAAAGTTTACAAGCGCGGCAGACTGGTAGATCGCCACCAAAATGAGCCGCCCGACACAGGGAAAAGCTCGCTGCTGCAGCGAGACGAGAATGCACAGTATAACGTCTTCAAAGTTCCAAGTGTCGATCTAGATAGTTTTTTCGCAAAGGAATTGAAATCAAACGACTTCTTTCTGTGGATAGACGTGGAAGGGGCGGCTTCCCTTGTTCTGGAAGGCGCTGGAGAGGTCCTAGCCAAAACAAAAGCCATCTTTGTGGAGGTCGAGGGACACAAGTTCTGGAGAGGTCAAACTGGGGCGTCTGGCGTCTTCTCGCTTCTGCTGTCTCGGGGGTTTATTCCAATTTCCCGTGATAGAGAATATGCTGATGCTCAGTTTAACGCCCTATTTATTCATACATCTCTACTTGATCATATAAGTCTCGCTGCTCTTTCCAAAGTCTCGGAGGCTGTTGCTGTCATATCCGATGTGGTATCGGCGCCAAGCAGCACAGATTACCAGATAACTGAAATTCCGGTCTTGGTTCCTTGCTTTAACAACTCGACATACTGCCAAGCCGTGCTGGCCCAACTACGGCGGGTTGGATTCCGTGACATCACATTCGTCGATAACGCGTCGTCTTCACCCAAAATGCTGGCTTGGTTGTCCCAGTCCGAGGGCTTGGCAAAAATTGAACGCTTGCAGCAAAATTTAGGGCCGCAACATAGTGTTTTTAGCCGTCAACGTCTCTCGAAACTACCGAGACACTTTTGTGTCACCGACCCGGATATGCTGTTCAACAAATTGCTTCCACCAAATTTCCTACAAGAACTTGCCCTCCAGACCGAAACGTACAGGATGGGGAAGGCCGGGTTCGCGCTGGATATATCAAACCGTAGGTTAATGAAGCAGGATGATTTTGTACTTGGCGATAAGCCATACAAGATTTGGGAATGGGAAGAGCAATACTGGTCGCGGCTCTTGGGGTATACCTCGGGTGGTGACTCGATATTTCGCGCAGGCATAGACACAACATTTGCGCTTTACGACCAGCGGCATCTAAATCTAAAAAGATTCTTGCGTGGAATTCGTATTGCTGGGAGGTACACAGCTCAACACGCGCCATGGTTTTCCCGCAATCAGGTACCTTCGGAAGAAGCAGAAATTTACGCGAACACGCAAAAGTACTCGAACTTTCATTCTTGACTCGTTGACGATTGGTGCCTGAGATATTGGGTTCGATGCAGGCGGTTCGAGCTTATTTTCCTACTAGATTCTTTAAGTATTTCAAAGGCTTGATGGATTTCCGCCTCATCAGGCGGTCATGGTGTTTCCTGACCGCCTTCAACTGGTCCTTGTAATGCTGCACCGCCTCCTGCGCGCCAGCCAAGAGTTTTCTCGTGTCTCCTTCTCCAGAATCCGGTGGATTTGACCCAAGCTCCAACTCCGAATTCAGGAATGCGGCGCGAACTGGTAGCAAATCAGCGACCTGTGTAACGGTTGCGCGATAGAGATCGAACAGGGATCGATCCTCGACGAGCTGTTTGAGGTAGGGGTCATTTAGGCTTTTGGGTCCGACAAAAAGCACGCCGAGACCGTGCGAATGGGTGAACTCCAAGGAAGGGAACTGCGGTTTGAGTTCATCCCAGAGACGCCAGACACCAAAGCCGCGATCGCGTTCGGCGGTGTCGTGAAACAGGATCACCCCTTTGTCGCTCATGACCGGCAGCCAAGTTTCATAGTCGTGTTTCACCGCCTCATATGTATGCAGCCCGTCGATATGAAGCAGGTCGATCGGACGCCGTGAAAATTCCTCCTTCGCTTGATCGAATGTCGACCGAAGCAAATGGACGCCAGAGAAGAATTTCTGTGAGAACGCGAGGAGGTCGGCGTATATTTTGTCACCCTCGTAGCCACCAGCGTGAACGTCGCCTTCCCAGGTATCCACCCCCCAGATCTCTGTTTTCAAATCATGGATTTGTGCGGCGGTGGCTGCGGCAATCAAGCTGGCGCCAAGATGGACACCGAGATCGACATAACGGGCGGGTTGCAGATTCCGGAATAGCACGAACAGGAAAGGGATATGCCCCTGCCATGCCGTAACAGGCAGCTTTCGAGGCAGCGAGAAGAGAGGGGCGATGTATCTTTCTTGAACCTCGGCAGGGTCGAGTGAACGGAAATCGTTCAGCTCTTCAGGCCTGGGTTCGGATCCATTTTGCATCAAGTTAAAATCCCCTACATCCTCACGGGACGTGCTCAATTTTCTTCTATTGTCTGAAATGAGCTCTATGTCCGCCTGCTGGCAATATGAGCCGACTGTTCTCATCCCTGTCAGCATCCCATGAGGGGGGAGCGTAACCCTTCCTGGCCGTATTAACATAGCTCTGCAATTCGCCTGAACGCGGCAGATGGCCTCATAGCCGTCCATCTCTCTACGATGAAAATGGCCCTCCATTCCTGATAGTAAATCTTCGGCTGGGACAAGCCGCCCTGACGTCTCTCCCCACACATCCAAGGAACTTCCATCATGGGACCAGGCGAAATTCGTCGGCACGTCGCTTTCACAAGGTCAGGTTGATGGCGCCGGGCGGATTGTCGACGAGGGCCAGGCAACTCGCCTATTCTCTCGCCATTGCCTATCGCGAAACCGCCCAGAGCAAGCAGCCGATCCGCGAAAGAGGCGGTGAGAAATATCTTCGCCCGAAACCCTGTAATCCGTGGGGTGGGCGAGGGGCACCGGCGCAGTCACTCCAGGCGCCAACGCAGCAACCGACGCGTGAGCAATACGAAAGTAGTTCGTATTGAGATTCCCATCGGTCCCATCCGGCGCCGACCATAGCCAAACATCATCCGAAAGGAAAACCAAATGGACCGCAGCTTCGCGAGCCAACTGGCGCAGATTTGCCCGAAAGCGTCGAAGGCGATCATCACCGACCTTGTCGACAACGCCCATCTGCTCGACCAGGCCGGCATCAACACGCCGATCCGCCTGCGTCACTTCTTCGCCCGCGTGTGCGTCGAGACAGGCGGCCTGCGTTCTCTCGAGGAAAACCTGAACTATTCGGCAAAGCGCGCCAGCGAGGTGTGGCCCTCGCGGTTTGCGACTTCGGCCGCGGCAAAGCCTTTCGCCAACGCTCCTGAAAAGCTGGCGGAAAAAGTCTATGGCGGCCGGCTCGGGAACTTCAAGCCCGGTGACGGATGGGCCTATCGCGGCTCCGGGCTGCTGCAGAGTACCGGCCGTGAGAATTTCGAAGAGGTCGAGGCCGCGACTGGTTTGCCTGTGACGGCCAACCCTGAACTGCTGCGCACCTTCCCGGGCGCCTTGCGGGCGGCAACGATCTACTGGACGAAGCGCAACATCAACGCGCTTGCCGACAAGAACGATACGACCGGCGTCTGCAAGGCCGTGAACGGCGGCACGATCGGGCTGGCCGACCAAAGGACATGGCTGGCCAAGGCCGCAAAGGTGTGGCCGGATGGTGCTGCCATATCGTTCCCAGACGCGCCCGTGCCGCAGCCAGGCCCGCCAACACCCACTCAGCCTGCTCTACCTCGGCAGACGCCGTCGCTTGCCACGCCTTTGCCGCCTGCGGCTGAGCCGGAGTTGTCGCCCCCAAGCTCACCACCCTCAACGCCAAAGTCGGTCGGCAAGCCCACAGCCGCCGTCGGGTTGCTCGCCATCCTCGGCACAGCCATCGCCATGCGCTGGCACGAAATCACCACCTGGGTTCACTCGTTCTTCTGAAAGGGCATCACCATGGCCGCTGTCATTGTTCGCATCGCGCTCCGGTACTCTGCCGGCATCCTTGTCGCTCGCGGGCTCCTGTCCGCTGACGACGGTTCCGCCTTCTCCGCCGACCCCGACCTGCAAATGGTGATCGAAACCGGGGCAGGCGTGGCGATCGGCGCCGTTGCAGAAGGCTGGTACTGGCTGGCCCATCGCTTCGGGTGGGCGAAATGAAGGAGCTCTTCACCGCCTATATCAGTGCCGCATTGCCTTACGCCGTTGGCGGCAGTGTCGGGTTTGTCGCTGGCGTGATCATCGGGTGGCTGCTGTGAGCGCAATCCTCGCCTTCCTTCTCGGCAATCCAGCCATTCTCGCAATCGGCGCGGCCATCGTCGGCGGGCTCGGCTTCGGCTTTCAGCAGCGACTGGCCGGGGCCAAGGCAGAGCGAGCAAAGCAGGCGACCGCGGAAGCCGCCGCGCGCGACATTGCCGACCAGGTCCAGAACGACATAGGGGCATTGCCAGCCGACGCAGCCCGAAAGGAGCTGAGATCATGGGCAAGCAACTGAGCGTTTTGGCAGTCATGATGTTCCTGGCGCTGGCCGGTTGCACCTCGGCCAAGGGAAGTTTTTGCGCGATCTCGAGCCCAATTCGGCTTTCTTCTTCCGTCGTCGATGCACTGTCGGACGCGGAGGTGAAAGCCATGCTCGCGCACAACCGCAAGGGGCAGGCGCTGTGCGGGTGGGCGCCATGATGCATGAGTTTCTCGATGCACTCGGCATCAAGGCGCCAGTGGTGGTCGCCGGCCTTTCCGGTGGCATCTTGCGGGCCTTGTCGCGCCATCGCTACAAGCTGCGCGAAATGGTGGCGTCGCCGATCTGCGGCGCCCTGGCGGCGGCCTATCTGACGCTGCCCGTCGTGCAGTATTTCCGCGCCACCGGCATGCCGCTCGCCGATGACGACACCACCACGCTGGCCGCGGCCTTCCTTATCGGCGTCTGCGCCATGTGGATTTCCGACATCGTGTTCGAGGTGATCGTGCGCCGGTTCAAGCCGGGAGCGGAGGAATAGGGCCTGAGCCTACTCTGCCGCGTTCACGGGCCGCGCCCCGTCTCTCCGGCTCGGGCTTCGGCGAGCCGCAGCTTCATGCCCAAATCAAATTCCAGGGGCTGCGTTGTTTCTACTTCGTCTTCGATCCTGACGCCTTCTTTACGACAGACTTGGTCTTGGCGGCCATGCTGCCTTGCGGTTCGTGCGAATGCGAGTGTGCCAGCATCGTCTTCAATTGGCTCTTGATCCTGGCGTGCAGGCCTGGCTTGTCGACGCCTGCGGGCTGAACGCCCTTCTCGACGTCTTTAGCCATGCGCTCCAGCAGATCCGTGTCGTGTTCGTCGCGATAGGGTTTCAGGTCGAGATCAGCAGGCACCTTGGTCAACCGTTCGTCGTCCATCGTCTTCACGTATTTCTGCATGAAGCGATCATATTCGCGCCAGGAGATGCCGGCCGCCCGCACTGCGGCTTCTTCCGCTCGCGTGGCGATCTGGTGGGCATGCAGGTAATGCAGGTCCAGTTGGTCGATCAGTGTTTTTTCGACCTCCTCGTGCAGCAGCAGGAAGCGGTCGGTGTTGATCGTGCGGCCCTTGTATTGCCATTCGCTTGGCATGTGCCGGTCGATATAGATCGTCTTGCCGTCCTTCGAATAGCCGGCGAGATAGGGGATGTCGTGCTTGCGGTCGAGGTTCTTGACCTTGCGCGCCACAGCGTCGAGCGCCCGATCCATCATCAGGCTAGACACGTACCAGTTGGGGATGCGCAGCTTCTTGTGCGGTGCAGTCGGGTGGCAATAGTCAAACGCCAT